GGTAGCCCATAATCCCCGGCCCCCGCAAGCCAACACGCTCAGAGCCGGCTCAGAGCCCTCGAAGTCCTAGGGCCGCTGCCTCCCCAAGCGACAGCGGCCCCAGAACCACTTCCGGGAGTTCCCCAGAACCCCAGCTCCCGGAATTCCCCTCATCGGGTTGAGGGAACTTAGAAGCGATGTGCCGCGTACCTCAACCACTGCCACCAGCGGAACCGGCGACCGCAGTCAGGGCAGCGCATCACAAGCCGTAGACGTTCAGCATCCCGTCGGGACGGGTCCGCACGGCCACACCAGACCGCGAGCTGAAGATCATCCAGGTGCGGTACTCGGTGACGCCCTGCCCGACACGGCTCTCCCACCGAGGGTCCAGCCGCCAGTTCAGGCCAGCGTCCATCCCGATGAACCGACGGATGACCCGCACGATGTAGTCGGTCTGGTCCTCGCTGAACAGCGCAGCGCGCCGAGACATGAGAACCGGGTGATCGCTGTTCAGGCAGTCCAGCCAGGGCAGGCCATCGGCCAGACGGATCTGGAGGGAGACCTCGACCCAGTTCTTGTTCACGATGCGAACGGAAGAGCGGACACGGATGGTGTCCTCGGTGACAGGCTCTGTCTGGCTGAGCTGCCCTCTCAAGGCATCCAGCTCACGCTCAGCGTCCTGCCGATTCGTCTTGCCAGCAGCCCGCAGCCGCTTCTCCCGCGCAGCTTCTTCGTCCTCACGCATCTGACGACGCTGGTAAGCGGCGTCCTTGAAGCCAGCGTGCATAGCGTCCACGTCGTCCATCTGCTCGGTGGTCATCAGATGTGCCAGTAGTGGTTCGGGCTCACGCTGAAGTAGATCGCGGGGATCCACAACGTGACCGGGCCGAGGATGAGCCACCAGATGAACCACGAGTGGCCCTTCTGCTGACGGACGTACTGCGCACGGTCACGGGCAACCTTCACCCGCTCTTCCTTCACCTTCTTGGAAGGGGTGAGGACCTGCTGCTCCAACTGAGCGGCGGGGCCAGCGACATGAAGAGCCGACGACTGGGGGCTGTAGTCAAGCGACTGCCCGTCGGGGTTCACCGGAGGGATGGACATGTGAGTTCTTCTTTCTGTGGGGGTGCGGTTGCACTACGGCCAAGGTAGCACCCCAGCCACCAGCGCGCAACACACAAGCGAAAACTTCCATGGCGTCAGCGCCGAGCCAGTCAGCGTGATGTGCGCGAGCGGGCCGTCAGGCCTGAGCGAGCGTGCATCCCTCCGGAGCTGCTGTGCGGTAGGCGCATTGGACGTTGAGCGCAGTGTTCCTCTCTCGCTCTCCACCCTCGCTTAGCCCTGAGGGCTAGCTCGGGCTACTAAGGGTGTCTTTATTCTCTAAGATAGCGCGAGCGTGCGCGCGTATAAGTACCTATAGGGGATCTGGGATTGAGGGTTGCTCTTATAGGTATCTATAGGGCATACTGGGCTAGCTGCCAGCGGGCGGCGCAGGAACAGGTTCTAGCGGTGGTCACGGCTAGTGCAGAGATGAACCGATGAGGCCTGGTCTAACCCGCTGGCAGCACCGTCACATTGAACCGGACGCCGTAGGAGGCACCCATGTCACGCAAGTTCAACGCCATCGAGCTCAGCAATCACGTGAAGGTGGGTGACCACTTCTACGACATCGACATCCGGAACACCGACCGGGGCAAGACCGGCAAGGCCAAGCCGAAGCACCGTGAGGTCGAGATCGTCGCACTGCCCACGCTCAGCTCCCAGGGCGTCATGCGGGTGGTCAAGGCACCCAAGGCCCCACACACGGTCGGCAAGCTCCGCCGGTTCACCTACGCCAAGCTCGTGGACAACTACGCACCGGTCGGGATGTTCAGCTGATGGCCTTCATCAACCCCTGCGAGAACATTGACGTCCACGACCCGCATGTGCACATCGTCAAGCGGGACGACAAGGAAGTCATCTACAACTGCGCAGGCCACACGGAAAGCGCCCTGGAGCGCATGATGCTCTACAAGGAGATTCTGGACAACGGCGGCACCCTGTCGCTCAGCCAGAAGAAGGACCTGGAGGCGATCAGCGACTACATGGTCACCATGCTTCAGGCGTTCATCACCGCAGTCAGCGAGGCCCTGGCTCCCGCCATCGAGATCATCGCCAAGACGGCGAAGCAGCTCTGGGACAGCTTGACGCCTGAGCTTCAGGAGTACTTGACCAAGCCCGCGCGCATCACTCTGAACGATGTGGCTACGCTGCCGGAGCCCTACAGCCCCGCAGCGCGCAGCACGTTCGTTCCCCCGTACGACAGTGAGGCGCGCAGCGCCCAGCACTACCCTGGAAGGGGTGGATGGTAATGGAAGACACGACTTGGCAAGAGGCCTACGTCGCCAATCTGCACACGATGATAACGGCTCTGGACGAGCACGTCACCAAGGAGGACGCCATCCGCATCCTTCTGGAGCAGGTCGACGAGCTGAAGCCTGGCACCACACTGGACGGCGCAACCAACGAGCCGGCTCCCCACACCGAGATCGCCACGGCTGGGGAGTTCGCTGCCCGGTGGAACACCTGGACGCCGGACCAGCGCGACGCCGTGTGGGTCCAGATCCGCAAGGCAGCCGACGACGGGTACAAGTGCTTCATGGAGGACCACGAGGGCCTCAAGGAGCAGCTCGCCGCAGCCAACCTCCGCATCCTGGGGTTCCTGCAGGGCGCTGAGGGCAAGGCGCAGGCGGAGGCGTGGATCATCGAGTACGCTCACCCTAACTGCCAGTTCTGCGAAGGCGCAGCCGAGGAGGCCATCGCCCACGCCAAGGAGACCGGCGCACCGGGGGCCACGGCTGTCGGCATCGCCATGGACGGCAACATGACCCCGACCGACCACGCAGCAACCGTCGTGAGGGCATGATGGCGCTCGCCTACGCAGTCATCTTCGCGAACACCGAGCTCTGGGACAATCAGCGGTACGACACGCTCCAGCGTGCGCAGGCCGCAGCCGACGAGAAGTTCGAGGCCATCGCCCAGGACGCCCGGAAGACGCTGGTCACCCGCAACCCGGAGCCGCGCATCATGACGTATCTGGAGATGCGGAACGCCTTCCCCGACCTCAACCTGGACGGACTGGTGGGCCTCTACTTCACGGCGGACATCACATGAACGCGGACAGGCGCATGGCTGGCCGGGTGCTGGTGGAACTGCTCAACGAGGGCAGCATCAACGGCGAGATCAGCGATCAGGCCCACGAGGTCATCGGTGAGACGCTGGCGCACTTGCAGAAGGGTGAGTACCACCAGCTTCGGTCCCAGGAGAAGTACGACGGCACCAGCCCCAGCAACACGAAGCAGGTCGCGATCTGCCGGGTGGCGCTGCCTGCGCTGGAGGCCGCGATGCACGCCTACAACAGTGACGACTTCGGGGAGTGCATCACCCAGGTCACGATCGCCATCGAGACGGACGGTACACCGCCCAAGAAGGAAAGGAGGAAGCGCCGTGGGAATGGTTGAGTTTCCCAGAACCTGGGAGAGCATCACGGCTTCAGCACTGACGGCCATCCGCGAGACGTGGCCCGTTGCCAAGCTGGAGCGCATGGCCCTGGAGGGTCACCCGACGCCAGCGTGCGGCGACAGCCTGGCCCGACACGGAGAGCGCCATGCGGCTCGACAGCGTTGACACCGTGGTGAACTTCGCCAAGGCGCGGCACCGGCTCTGGGAGGGCAAGCCCGTCAAGTCCAAGATCCTGACCACGCGCAAGTTCACCAACGTGTTCCGGGTGCTGGACAGGGGCAGCCAGTACCTTCTGGAGCTGATGGACCTGCACGACGAGCTGATCGACCGGGTGGCCCTGAGCTACCTGTACCGGCAGGTCAACCGTCCGGACAGCTTCGACGACATCATCGAGGCGAACGATGGCTACGTGCCCGCAGCGGAGGACATCTTCAACCCGAAGTGGTACGACAAGGTCATCGCTCCCGTGGTGGCAGCGCGTCCCGGTGCCTTCCTGAATGGTGCTTACATCATCCTCATCAAACCTGGCGACAGCCGGGGCACGGTGGAGAAGATGAAGGACGTGTTCCCGCGCGCCGAGCAGTGGTTGGGTCATGTGGCTGAGGTCGGCGACTTGGCCACACGAGTCATGCTGCTGGAGGAGACGCCTGGCATCGGGCCGTTCCTGGCGATGCAGATCGCGACCGACCTTGGGTACACCAGGGGCGAGCCAGATCAGGAGAACAGCTACATCCTCGCTGGCCCCGGCAGCCGCAAGGGTGTCGGTGAGATGCTGGGGCTGGGCAAGGACGCGACCCAGGTGCAGGCCCAGGTCGCTATCAACCGCTTCCCCGTGGAGCGCCTGCCTGCGCTGCCGTTCAGCAACGGCCGACCGCCCAGCCTGATGGACATCCAGAACGTCTTCTGCGAATACAGCAAGTATGCGCGGATGGTGCGCAAGGGTGACCGGGGCACGGGCAAGCCCTACGTCCGGGGCGAGCAGTTCGACACGTTCATCCCAGAGCAGTTCGTAAGAAGTTGAACTTGGGGGTTGCGGTGTTCTTGAACAACGGCTAAGCTGAAGCCATGAACACCGCAGCCCCCATCACCAGCCTCCGTCAGCTGAGCGACGCTCAGTCGCACGCCATCCGCTCGCTCGGGTCGGTCATGAAGTACCGAACCGCCACCGAGCTCGAGCTCTCCGGCCGCACCCTGATGTCGCTGGTGGAGCTGGGTCTGGTCGAGATGAAGTCCTACCGGGTGCAGTCGTCCAACCCCCGTGCTCGTGTCAGCAACGAGCCCATCATCCGCAGCTACCGGAACAGCATGGCGGGCTACCGCCTGGCACGAAAGGGCCTCTGATGGACATCCAGGTTCGCACCGCAGCAGGCGGCGTCTACGTCATCAAGGACGCCACGGCTTTCGGCCCTGACGCCGTCATCGGCCACCTGGCCAGTGACCCCACTGACCGCATATTCCGTTTCGCAGAAACTGACACCATCAAGGAGATCCGCTAATGTTCACCCTGGACCAGAAGATCGCCGCAGCGGCCGAGGACTACAAGTCCGGCCAGGTGGCCAGCAAGCCCGCGCTTGCCAAGGTCAAGCGCCTCATCCGTGCCAAGGTGGCCTCCCTGGAGCTGGCCCGCAGCCTGGCAGCCGACGAGGACGCGGTGTCGTCGTGCCCATAGACTGGGGGAAGAAGAGCTGTCATTGTGAGGCCACTTCCTACACCCGGCTCCAGGAAGAAGACCCGGAGTGGGCCGAGGCTAGGGCAGTGGCTCTGTCCGATGAGCCCATCAACGCCGACGGTCAGCTTGAACGAAGAATGGCTGCGATCACCGTGATGCGGGATCGGGAAATCATCAATCTCCAAGAACACTGCATCTGCCCCTAAGCTGGGGCTTGCTTCAATCCCCGCCCCCGGTGTAGACTGGGGGCACCCTACAGCAGTCCAAGGAGGACTCATGCTTCGCACGAATTCCATTGACGACATCGTCCTGGCCCTGGCGGCAGCGCCGGTCGACGAGCGAACCGGGAACCGAGTCATCTACTCGGCCAACTGGGTCGCCGATCAGGATTCCATGTTCGGCAACATCAACACGGACTGGGTCCGCCGTGAGCTGGACTGGTTCTACAGCGGCAGTGACAAGCTCGCCGACATGGAGGCCCCGGTGCCTGCGCTCTTCCAGGCGTGCGGAGGACACGACGGCAAGGTGAACAGCGCCTACGGCTACATCCTGTTCGGCCAGGGTGACCGCCTGCCCAAGCCCTCGACCCTGTTCGACCGTGTGGTGGACACCTTCCTCCAGGAAGGCAAGGGCACCCGGCACGCCGTGGCCATCATCAGCGACCGGGACATCCATCAGCTGGCCCACTACAACGGCCGGAATGACTTCATCTGCACCAACGCGCTGAACTTCATGATCGATGACAAGGACCAGCTCCACATCATCGCCCAGATGCGCAGCATGGACGCCGTCTTCGGCTACCGCGCCGACTACAGCATGTGGAACACGCTGATGGACTTCCTGCTGGGCAACCTGGAGCACGCCTACCCCGAGCTCACCCGTGGGAACATCACCTTCCAGGTGGCCAACCTGCACGTCTACCCGCGCCACTTCCAGCTCCTGGCCGACACCGCAGCCGACACCGAGGAGCGCCTGGACCGTCGTGTGTGGCAGGGCTTCAGCGAGCGGCACACGGTCCTCAGCGAGGACGGCCTGACGCGCGTGCTCAAGGGCGGGCCGAACGACCCGCATCACAACGAGCCTGCTGGAACGGGTGAGGCCCAGATCATCATGGGCTCTGATGGACGGGATCACCTCGCATGATGCCGCTCTGGGATGCCCTCTGGGTCTTCATGGTCTGGTCCTTCTACGTGCTGGCCTGGATCGGGGCTCTCATCCTGGTCTTCGCTGTCGGCGTGGGCCTGGCCCGTGGAATCAGGCAGCTCTTCCCCAAGCGCAAGTGAGCAGCCGCCCCCGCCCTGATGACCTACAAGGGGCGGGGGCTGGCCACACCCAAGGAGACAAGACGGTGCAGAGAATCCACCTGAACGGCGGACCCTGGCATGACAGGGAGACAGCCGTGCCCGAGGGGCGGGATCACTTCCACATCATCGAGCCGGTGGAGGACATCATCTCCCGCGAGCTCACCATGCCCCACGAAGAGGGCAAGTTCGAGACAGTGAAGACCAGGGAGGGCATGTACTCCCAGGTCCATGAAGTAACCGGACGCCCCCTGCGCGGGGAGTTTGAGTGGGACGGCTGGAGGAGCCATGACTAACAATCACCTGAGGCTGCTGAGGCAGTGCAAGACCTCGTGGATCTACCCGATCTACGTTCCCAGCTACAGCCGCGCAGGCACGGCGACTCTCCTGGACACGCTGGCCAAGGCCAGCCCCGGCGTCCGCCGCAGGGTGCACGTCATCGTGAGAGACTCTGAGGGCTCCGCCTACCGCCGCGCCTACCCGTGGGCTACCGTGGCCACCCACAGCGGCCCCTATGGCGTGGGGCCGGCTCGAGCGGCTGCTCTCCGGGAAGCATCCTTCCGTGGGCACCGCCGCATCGTGATGATGGATGACGACGTGACACACCTGTCCCTGATGGAGCGCATCATCAATGACAAGGGCAAGCCCCACACCAGGCGGTGGAGCGAGAAGCTGGCAGGTCAGTCCACGGAGGACCACCTTCCCCGCAGCCTGGCCGTCGCCTGCCGGATGGCTGACCGCGTGTTCGAGCTGGAGCAGGACGCGGCCTACGGCAGCGCACGGCAGGGGCTCTTCAGCGGGGACGTGGACACCAGCATCCTCGCCACGATGGACAAGGGCGGGTTCCCTGCGTGCGTCATCTTCTTCGACCTGGACCGCTTCTCCTGGCGGAAGTGCCCCGAGCCCTACCGCCTGCACGGTGAGGACCTGAGTATGTTCCTGCACACGCTGACGGAGGGCCAGGCCGCGTTCCTGCTGCCCAGTGTGGCCTACGACACGAACACCCGGCTTGACAGTACCATCCCCCTGGACCCGCTGGATGCGCGTGGTCGCCAGGATGACCTGGATGCCGCAGCAGACGTCTACCCCACGGTAGCGCAGTACCTCCGACCGACCATGAAGAACAAGGCCGGAGGCGTCATGAAGATCGGTGTACACTGGCCCCAGTGGTACAAGGACACTGACCTTCAGCCAACCATCATCCCCATGAAAGAACTGATCTAAGGAGCAGCGATGTTCATCGCATTCGAAGGGCCGGACATGACCGGCAAGTCCACCAGCGCAGCCACACTCAGCGCGGAGGGCGTCCCCATCTACAACGTCACCAAGGACAAGCATGCCGTCATGCAGAAGGAGCACCTGGCCCACCCCGAGCTCCCGATCACGTACGACCGCATCGACTGGTTCACTCACATGGTCTACCGGCTGGCGCTGCCCGACCGCGAGTGGAACGACGCTCGGCCCCGCACCGTGTTCGCCATGCCGGACACCCACCTGGTCATCAAGATTCACAAGCCGGAGCTCGCCAACTTCGACGCCGACGAAGCGGTGCACACGCCCATCGCCACGGTGAACGAGATGTACTACTACCAGGCGGACTTCCTGATGGGCCTGAACCGGGCACGGGGCTACGCCTTGTTCAAGACCGTCTCCATGATCGAGGTCCTCAACGACCAGGCCGCAGGCACGTTCAGCCAGCGCATGGTCGCCTTCGACAGCCCGACGTCGGCATGGGACACCGGCCTCCTCCCGCTGGAACGACTGGTCGACGGTGATGCCTCGCTGCTGGCCTTCCTCCAGGATGTCGACCAGACAATCGGCTAGCGCAGCCAGGCACCTGGATCACCTGTTCCAGATCGGGGTGCTGATCACGCGCAGCCAACGGCCCTACCCTCGGGCCACACGTCAAGAGGCCATCCGGGAGCTTGACCGCTACTGGGACCAAGGCCTCATCATCCAGAAGACACCGAAGGAGGACAACATGGGCAAGCCGATGACCAAGTCGGGCTTCTGCCAGCACGAGAGCCCCGGCTCTCACGCCATGTGCAACAACGCCCGGAACAAGTGCGACTGCGACTGCCACAAGGAGCAGAAGGCGTTCAGCGGCAGGGGCATCCTGTTCGCCGTCATTGACGAACGCGAGGCCATGCGGATGGGCAAGACCACCACGGTCGATGTCATCGCAGACGCCATCGAAGCGGCGCTCGACAACGGCAAGGAGACCAGTGAGGAGATCGCCCGCTACCTGGTCACCAGCGCGTTCCAGCACATCCCGGACAAGCGGGTGCGGTTCAACTCCATCCTCAAGGCCGGGGACTCGGTTGGCGCTCACCTTGTGCGCAAGCTGTTCAACTCCTACAACGAGCTGATGGACACCGCAGCCGGGGAGAAGAACGCCAGCGCCCGCGCAGCCCTGGAGGCGGAGGCGACCGGCTTCGCTGAGGCTGTCCAGATCATCCTGAACCCCTTCTCGGTTGAGGATGACAACGACCCCACACTGGTCAAGTGGGAAGAGGTCGACCGACTGACCGAACTGTACGAAAAGGAACAGCGCGGGATCCGCGCAGCGAGGAACAAGAAATGACCGAGTATCAGCTGAAGCACCGCACGGTGGAAGCCCAGCGGTTCGACCTGGATCGGGTGGATGAGCTGACCAAGTGGGCCAAGGGCCACAAGGTGGCCTCCAGCTCTGACGGCTGGTGGATCGTGCTGGGGCCGAAGACCGCAGTACCGGGTGACTACATCATCCGCATGGAAGACGGCTCGCACTACCCCATGTCGGCGGAGCAGTTTGAGGACCAGTACGAGGTCGTCGGCGGCACCGAAGATAGGGACTACGTGCTGGCCCGCCTGCTGGCCAAGGCCGAGGTCGTCGTTCCGGAGATTCACTTGCCCGAGTCGGCCTTCGCTGAGGGCTACCATGTGGAGCTCGGGGAGCACCGCTTCACTCAGGCGCAGTGGGAGGCCATCCAGCTCTACGCCTCTGGTGTGGCCCAGCTCGCTGAGGCTGAGGCGCGGGACGAGTTCATCGCAGGCCACAAGGCGCAGCGCCAGGTCCGCGCGTTCCACGAGGGCATGGGGCAGCCCGTGGGCACCAGCCCGCGAGCGTTGCCTGACGACCGTGTCGCCGTGCGCATCGAGCTCATCCGTGAGGAGTTCGTGGACGAGCTGATCCCGGCGCTGGGTGCCTCCATGATCACCCCCGACAAGGTGCAGGTCGGGGTCGGCCCGCAGGACGTGGTGGAAGTAGCGGACGCCGCCATTGACATCCTCTACGTGGTCTACGGGCTGCTGGTGGAGATGGGCATCGATGCCGAACCGCTCTTCGATGAGGTTCAGGCCAGCAACATGTCCAAGTTCGGTGCCGACGGCAAGGCCATCATCGCCGGCGAGAACGACCCCGACGGCGTCTTCCCTGGCCGGGTGAAGAAGGGACCGAACTACTTCAAGCCCGACCTCGCCCGCGTGCTCAACGAGCTGGCGCTCAAGGCCGACCAGGACGCTGACCCGCTGGCGCACTACCGGGGCATCTGATGGACGGGGAGCAGCCGACGCGCGTGGTGGGCCACACCATCGAGGTAGACGAGTTTGACGCGGCCCTGGCACCAGCCAACGGCATTGAGGAGAGCCTCACCGCCAAGCTCGCAGCCGAAGAGGCCCGCCTCTGGCGGCTGCTCCCCACCCCGCCCGCTGGGCACCACTGGGAGATGGAGCAGCAGAGGTTCGATGAGCCCTGGAACCCGGTACTGAAGTTCCGTGTCGTAGCCTACCTGAAGGAGGACTGATGGACGTCGAGAAGGAGATCGAGCGCATCCTAGATAGGATCAGCAAGCGGGCTGACGAGATGTACCTGCTCGCGCTGGCCCGCATCTACAAGGTGGACCCGCGCACGGTGCTCATCTGGCGAGCGACGGGACGGGTATGACCAGGCTGGAACTCCGCGATTCGCAGAAGGTGGCTCTGAGCCGGCTGACCGAGCCAGGCCGCAACTTCGCCGCCTTGTGGGCCGAGCCCCGCAGCGGCAAGACGGCCGTCAGCCTCAAGCTCATCGAGCACAAGGTTCCTCGTGTGGCCGTGGTGGTAGGCCCGAAGATCGCCGAGGGCGTCTGGCGAACCGAGGCTGCCAAGTGGCTCGGCATCCCGTACCGCTTCCACCCGCTGACCGCAGGCAACGACTACCCCGATCTCACCGGTCGGGGTGTCTTCCGTGTGACGCACCTTCTGTTCGTCAACTATGAGCAGTTCGGGAAGCAGCCCTGGCAGCGGCTCCGTCCCTTCCTGAAGGAGCTGGCGCAGCTTGCTGACCGGCAGGGCATGATGTTTCTGGACGAGTCACACCAGATCAAGACGCCGAACAGCGTCACCGGCAAGAACATCCGGCCCCTTGCCCACGACTGGAACGGCTACCGGCTGCTCATCACCGGCACCCCAGTCACGAACCCGAACCAGGTCGACGCGATCTATGGGCAGTGGACGTTCGTCAACCCGGAGATTCGGGAGCGCTGGCCCAGCGCCAAGGACTTCCGGGAGTACTTCGGTGAGTGGACCAACGTCAAGGGATACCCCGAGCTCATCAAGCCCATTCGGCAGGCTGAGCTGAACGCCTACATCCAGAACGACGTCGTGACGATGGTCGGCCCTGGGGACCCCGTGCCCATCCGGAAGTTCAACTACCGGGTGCCAGCCGAGGTCCTGGCAGCTAGCAGGCGCATGCTGAAGCAGGGCGTCATCTACTACAACGGGAACAAGTGGGTTCCGGACCCGGACATGGACCCCACGGACCGCGCAGTCATCGGCCTCAATCCGCTGGTGCGCCTGCTCAGGATGCGGACTCTGGTGGCAGGGTGGGCCAAGGACGACGAGGGCGAGTCCTTCACGGTGCCGCAGGCAGCCCGCGCTCGGCTGCTGGCGCTGGGAAAGGTGCTCCGTCGGTGTGACGGCAAGGTGATTGTCGCCTGTACACACATGCATGAGATCAAGCTGGTGCGGCGCTACCTCACGCTCAAGGGGATCGGCCACACCATCATCACGGGCGCGGTGCAGAACAAGAACAACGTCATCGAGGCGTTCCAGCGCGACCCGGACCTGCGCGTGCTGCTGGTGCAACCCCGGACCGTGGCGATGGCCGTCGACATCTCGGTCGCCAACGACCTGATCTGGTACACCAGTGATTTCAACTACGTCACGTTCAAGCAAGCCAGCGACCGGATCAAGCTGTCGCCGAAGTCCCCGACAGTGTGGTTCCTGTGCGGCAGCAGAACGGTCGACGAGGACGTCTGGGTGACCTTGCAGGAGGACCATCAGCACTTGACCAAGGTGGTCGGCAGGATCCGTCGAAAAAAGTTTCGGTAGAGGGTTGCACGAGGTTAGCAGACGTGCAATACTGATCTCACAAGGCGGCGCAAGCCCCACAATCCACCATCAGGCCCACAAGTCAAGGAGACATCATGGCCACCGCACGCAAGTCCACGAAGCCCGCCGTCGAGGTCGAGGAGACCGAGGTCGAGGAAGAGGCCGTCAAGGCCCCGACCTTCAAGCAGATCGCCAACGACGCCATCGACGACGCGGCCTCGCAGCTCGGCGTCAGCGAGTCCAGCCAGCGCTACAAGGTCCAGCGGGCCTTCGGCTTCATCGCCATCCAGATCGCGGAGGAGGAGGGCACCCTGGACGAGCTCATCGCCGAGGTCGTCTCCCGTGCCGGCGACCTCCCGGCCGGTTTCGGCCTCGAGGCCTCGGTCGCCGCGGAGAAGCCCGCCCCCAAGGCCAAGGCCGCAGCGAAGCCCGCTGCCAAGCCCGCAGCCCGCAAGGCGGCTCCGGCGAAGGCCGCTCCCGCCGCGCGCAAGCGCCCGACTCGCTGAGTCACACGAGCCCCTGTCAGCTTCTTCCCCCCGAAGGCTGGCAGGGGCTCCTCCCTTGGGCCGGTAGTTCAATTGGCTGAACACCATTGCGCGGGAGTTCCAGGTTCGAGTCCTGGTCGGTCCACCAACTAAACTGAACACCGAAGCCCCCACGGCACAAGGAGTCCACATGGATCTCACCATTACCGAGAGTCTCTCGGAGGTCAGGCGCTACCTGGCCAGCACCAAGGCCCCAGTCATCACGGACATTGAGACGACGTCTCTGTTCGTGGGGATGGGGCGGCTGCTCTGCATCGGCTTCGCGCCGCTGGACCGGGACGACGTCATGGTGTGGTGGCCCCGCGACCTGAGCGAGCTTGCCCAGATCAGCATCCCCAAGATGGTGCCGCACAACGCGCCGTTCGAGGTTCGGTGGCTCAAGAGCTACGGGTGCCGGGTGAAGGTGTACTGGGACACCCAGATGATCGCGCACCTGCTGGATGAGAACCACCCGTCCAACCTGAAGGACACCGTGGTCCGGCTGCTGGGCTATGAGGACTGGGCTGACGACAACGTCGCCGGGTACGCTCAAGAGTTCGGTCGGTTCGAGGATGACAAGTCCATCCCCCGCAAGGTGTTCGCTACCAGCAAGAAGCGCGTCAGCATCTACAACGGGAAGGATGTGGCCTACACCCGGGACCTGATGAAGTGGCAGATGAAGCACATCAAGCGCAATCTCAAGCCGGGTGAGGACCCGGTGCAGGTGATGCGCCACATCATGATCCCGGCCATTGAGCCTCTTCAGCAGATGGAGGCCAACGAGCTCCCCGTGAGACTGCCCGTGGTGCACAAGCGGCAGGCGGTAGTGGAGGCGCAGATTGCGGCCCTCGAGCAGCAGCTCGACGCGTCTATCCCGCCGAAGGAGGAGTGGCCTGACTGGCTCCAGAAGACGAAGCCCAAGTGGGGCGCGACCAACTGGACCAAGTGGTGGCTCTACGTCTATCAGGGGGCCATGTGCCCCAAGCGTGGGAAGCCGACCAAGACCTGGCCCGACGGTGCCCCCAGCCTGGCGGAAGAGGTCCTCCAGAAGATCGACCACCCCGCAGCCAAGCTCCTGATCGAGCGTAGTGGCCTCTACAAGCAACTGACCGGATTCCTGAACCCCATCGTGGAGCGCACGCGCAACGGACGCATCCCCACCAGCTTCAAGCTCACGGGCACGGTCACCGGTAGGCTGAGCAGCGCAAGCCCTAGCCAGGTCAAGAGCAAGAAGGACCTCCTGGATCCGTATGCACGGCCAGGGCTCAACTCGCAGCAGATCCCCCGGGACAAGGCCACACGTAACCTCTTCGGGGAGCGCGGCCTGGCCTGGATTGAGGTTGACTTCAGCCAGCTAGAGCTCAGGATCATTGCGCAGCTTGCGCAGGAGAAGACCATGATCCAGCTCTTTGAGGCTGGCGAAGACATCCACATGTACATGGCGAAACGGCTGGTGCGTGGTCAGGAGATCACCAAGGAGCATCGCTCGCTCGCCAAGGGTGCCAACTTCGGGTTCGTGTACGGGATGCAGGCGAAGCACTTCGCCGACTACCTGTTCGAGAACTATGGGGTGACAACCACCCGCAAGGACGCTGAGGTCTTCCGTGACGAGTACTTCACCAACTTCAGCGACCTGCCCGCGTACTACCGGAAGCAGCGCAAGGAAGCGATCGAGTACGGCGGTGTCCACAACGAGTTCGGGCGCTTCAGGCACCTGCCCCGCGTCTACCACGATGACTTCTGGATCCAGGAGAACGCCTTCCGCCAGGCGATCAACAGTCCCACGCAGTCGCTGGGAAGTGACTTCATGTTGATCAGCCTTGGGCGGCTGGCCCGGGACTACCGCTTGCCGCGCCTGGGTGCTAAGCTAATCACAACGGTTCATGACTCAGTCTGTCTGACAGCCCCTTACCGGACAGCACGCAAGGTCGGCCGAATCGTCAAGGAGACCCTGGAGCAAGCCGATGACACACTCAACCGAAAGTTCTTCCTCAAGGCCGATGTCACCATCAGCCGCTGCTGGGGAGGTGAACCACTTGCCGAATTCTAAGGCACCGTGCGGTCACTTCACCGGGAAGCACCACTACCGGATGCACAGCTACGTGAGCGGCACCGCAGCCGTCCTCAAGTGCCAGTGGACGCTCTGCCAGAAGTATCTGGTCGTCCCACATGACACGCTCGTGGCGCTGGTGGCGCGCTGATGCCCACCCGCTTCGAGGTCTTCCTCGCCTGGCTGTGCTGGGCCGTCACCTGGAACCGTTCCCTCGCTGTCCTGCGCTGGGGTCGCTACGCTCATCTGAAGGGTCTACGTCATGCCAGCTAAGGCACTCCCCGCTACCGGCAAGCGAGCCGGCTCGAAAGCCTGGCACGGCCCGCGCGGCACCTGGCCCACCACGGACGACGGCAAGCTGATCATCACCCAGAGCATGGTCTCGGGGTTCGTCAGCTGCCCGCGCGAAACCTACTACGGCATCATCCTCGGGCTTCGCCCCAAGATCGCCAAGAAGCCCCTCACCCGTGGCACCTGGGTTCACGCGCTGCTGGAGGCTCGAGGACGCGGTGAGGACTGGAAGGCGAAGCACCAGGAGCTCATCGCCGAAGCCGAGCGCGACATGTTCGAGGAGGAGGCGGCACCCCTGGCGAAGGAGTGCTACGACATCGTCCTGAGCTACGACTGGGTCTATGAGAGCAAGCTTCACGAGGTCCTGACACCCATCGCCGTGGAGCTCACGGTGGAACGCGAGATGTTCCGTGGCAAGGTGCTCTATCGCGGCCGCATCGACATCATCTGGATCGATGAAAACGGTGATGTGTGGCTGGGCGATCACAAGACCCATGCCACACTTCCCGACTGGCGCTATCGGGAGCTCGCCTTCCAGCACTACTCCTACCTCTGGGCGGTGGAAACGGACAAGTCCTACGCGGCCCTGCGCTACAAGGGCAAGCGGCTGCCGCAGCCCAAGGGGTTCATCTACGACTACTGCCGCACGGGGGCCATCAAGACCCCCACGCTGACGCAGGCCGGGAAGCAGTCCAAGGTCCTGAAGCCTGGTGGCACCACGTATCCGGTCTACCGCCAGTGGCTCATCGACAACAACCGCCTCAGTGTCATCCGGGGCAAGGACCTTCTGTCTATCGAGGATGCGGAGGAGCGCCGGTACACTGAGGAGTTCCTCATCGAGCTGAAGCATCGGGACTACAGCGACACGTTCCGGCGTGACCGCCTGACCTTCAGCCCTGCGCAGCGCAGGCGTCAGCTGAAGGCGTTCTACGCCAGCGCCCGCAGGCTGCTGACCTACAAGTGGGATGACGCCGACAAGGTGGAGCGCAACCTGAACGCCTGCTCGGGGTACATGTGCAACTACAAGGACCTCACCGTCGCTGACCTGATCCACGGCACATCGGAGATCGAGCAGCGCACGCAGTACGTGACGACACGCGACCCACTGGACTACTACCCGAACCAGAAGAAGGAGAACGACGAATGAGCGTCATCACCATCTACGGCAGGCCCAAGGTCGGCAAGACCACGCTCGCCCTCAAGGATGCCCCCAAGGGCAAGACCGCTGTCTTCAGTGCTGACCGTGGCCTGCTCGGCATCAACACGCAGGGCATGACCATCCTGGAAGACCTGGCCAGCCGCAGCATCAACAAGACGGTGAATAGCACGTTCCTCGCCAAGCATCAACGGTTCGTCGTGGACACCGCGACCAGCCTGCACACGCTCTTCCAGCAGGAGTCGGCAGGTGGCCCCGGTGCACAGATCCGGAAGCAGGACTTCGGCGTCGCGAACAACGGTCTGGCCACACTCATCCGCACCCTGCGCGACAGCGGCAAGGACGTCATCGTGCTGGCCCAGGAGCGGTTCATCTTGCCGGGTCAGGGCTTGGGTGCCGATGGCAAGTCGGAGTGGACCCCGGAGGACGAGGACGAGGACCAGAACGCGATGATCACCGTCGACCTGTCGGCCGGTGCTGCCAGCGCGCTCCTGCAGATGAGCGACGCGATCGGTCGTCTGTACATCGCCAACGTGAACGACAAGCCGGTCCGCCGCCTCTGGCTCGGACCTAGTGCTAGCATTGTGGCCGGTGCCCGCAGCGACACCTACCACGGCACTCCCCCCTACTTGAAGCAGCCGAGCATCGGCCGCTTGAACCAGCTTCTCGGCTGGACCCGCTAGCCGAGAATACAGAAAAGGAAATCACAACATGGGCAAGAAGATCACCCTTGACTTCAGCAAGGTCGAGGAGCGCAGCGGCTGGAACTCCAAGGAGATGCCCGAGGGCCTCCACGAGTTCAAGGTCGAGCTGGTGGACCTGAAGGACGCGAACGACGGCACGGCGATGTGGACCTATGGTCTGCGCCCGACGAACCCGAAGTACAAGACGCGGCTCTTCCCGTACTACTGCAAGCACCAGGCGAACCAGCTCTTCAAGCTCCGTGACCTGTTCACGGCGGCTGGCATCGCGGTGCCGAAGAAGCGCACGGCGCTCGACCCCGACGCACCCGTCGGCAAGATCATCGCCGCCGAGGTCAGCGACGCGACCGGCCAGTACGCAGGCCGCAGCGAGATCGACGGCGTCTACGACCGTTCCATCATCGATGACGACGACCGTGTCGCCGACGACGAGGACGAGATCGAAGACGACGAGGTCGAGGACGAGGAGTACGACGAAGACGAGGACGAGGGCGAAGAGGAGGGTGACGAGGAAGAGGACGACGAGCTCCGCGAGGAGATCGAGGCCCTGACCCTGGCTGCCCTGCGCAAGCGCGCCAAGGGCCTCGGCATCGACACCGACGGCGTCAAGAAGGACGAGCTCGTGGAGCTGGTTCTGGAGGAGGAGCTCGCCGGCGACGACGAAGAGGACGACGAGGAAGACGACGACGAGGACCTCGGTGACGAGGACCTGGAAGACGAGGACTTCGACGACGAGGAGGACGAGGAAGAGGAGCCCGAGCCGGCTCCCCGCCGCCGTGCCGCCCCGGCCAAGAAGCCCGCTGCCAAGGCACCCGCCAAGGCGGCAGCGCCCGCGCGCCGCACCGTCCGCCGCCGCTGATGGAAGAGGCGGAAGTCGTCCGTCGGATGATGGCCCGTCTCAACGCCATCCCCGGTGTGTACTGCTTCCGCACTCACGGGGGTGCCTTTCAGCAGAAGGGCACCCCCGACATCGTCGGTTCGGCTCATGGCAGGTTCTTCGCCATTGAAGCCAAGCGCAGCGCACGGGAGAAGCCGAGCGACGCTCAGAAGTACAATCTCAGGAAACTACGTCAGGCAGGCGGCGCAACGTTTGTCAGCCATGACCCCCAGGTTCAGGAAGTAGTGGAGTGGATAGCAACCCTCTCGACCTAGTCCGCAAGGTGTGGCAGCACAGCCGGATCACCGGCAACGTATGGATGCCGAGCATCCGGAACATTGGAGTAGAAGGCAAGGAGCGGTTCAGCGAGGGTCCCATCATCAAGGCGCGTGACCCCAAGCTGCCGCAGCCCGACGACGACGTCGACTGGTACTGGACCCCGGCTGTCAGCCACGGTGAGACCAGGCGCATCCGCAAGGGCCAGCAGGGCAGCAACTACCCGGCGCAGCGCGCGGTCTGGGTGGACTGCGACGAGTCCTACGACCGGGCGCTGCTAGAGGCTCTGAAGCCGTCCTACATGTGGGAGACCAGCCCCGGCCACACTCAAGCCATCTGGCTTCTCAAGGACGAGATGCCGGTCAGCGAGTTCCATCGCGACGGCTTCATGGGCATGCTGACGCAGGCCATTGGCGCGGACAAGTCCGGCGTCGACGTCAGCCAGCTTCTCCGGGTGCCTGGCACCTGGCACCACAAGGGCAAGGCGTTCCACGGTCAGGTCCTGCGCGCCCAGGGCAACGTCTACACGCGCGCCATGCTGCTTCAGCGTGTGGCCCGTCAGCTGGGCTTCCCCGCAGGGCTGGCGAGCGAGCTGGCAGCCGAGGACCCCTACGGAGACCGCAGCAAGCTCCTCTGGAAGTTCGGGCGCACGGCTGCTGAGCTGGGGCTGCCCCAGGACCTCACGTTCAAGCTGATCAAAGCCACCAAGTGGAATAAGTGGGTCGATGACCCTGACCGGCTCAAGGACGACATCGCCAAGTCCTACGAGGCGCAGCCCACCAAGCCCAAGGACACCGAGCAGAAGCAGGCCCAGGAGCAGGTCGAGCACGACTTTGACGAGGACGCTCCCATTGAAGCCTGGGACATGGCCTCGGTCGGGGACTTCGGCACGGTCCTGCGCAAGCCCTTCCGGTGGGTGCTGCCTGGCATCATCCCCGAGGCCGGGTGCGGTCTTATCGTCGCTGCCCCCAAGGTGGGCAAGACCCGCATCGCCATCGAGGTCGCCCTGGGACTGGCCACGGGCAAGCGCCCGCTCGGCATCAGCGTGCCCCGGCCCCGTGGTGTGGGCTTCTTCAGCCTCGAGGACGGCGAGTACCTGTTCGCTGAGCGCCTGGAGGACGGCCTGCGCCACGGCCGCGAGAAGTACCACTGGGACGGCCACATCAGGTCTGAGGCGCGCGGCGAACTGGCCTGGGAACCCCCGGTGCCCATGGAGCTCTACACCAACTTCGCGCAGGTAGACCTCAGCACGCCTGAGGACCAGCAGCGGCTCCTGGAAACCATCGTGAAGCACGAACTGAAGCTTGTCATCATTGACACTCTGTCCATGGCCATTGGCAAGGGCAACGTCTCCGACCAGAAGGAGATGTATGCCGTGCTCAAGCCGGTCAAGGACATTGCCAAGGCGACCGGGTGTGCAGTGCTGTTCATCCACCATACTCGCAAGCGGGTCTTCGAGAAGGGTGAAAGCATTCAGGAGTCAATCCTGGGTGCGACGGCACTGCACGCCTGGTCTGATTTCGTGATGAGCCTGGCGTCGCCCGCTGAGGACGAGGAGTTCCTTCGCCTGGGTGTGCAGACCAAGCGCAGCAGCGGGCAGCACTACGTAGACGACCGCCTGCACATCATCAAGAGACCGACTCTGGAAGAAGACTAAAAGTTTTTTCCATCTGGGCTTGCGCCCGACTTGAAGACCGAGTAGCCTGATCTTATCAGCAAGGCCCCACAGCCTCTCAAACCTTCAAGGAGCATCATGTACACTCGCAAGATCCGCAGCACCGGTGAGACCCTGACCGTCGCCCGCGCCACTGAGCTCAACGCCGACGCGACCGACGGCCCCTGGGTCACCTTCTGCGAAGACCACAAGACCATCGTGAACAGCAAGACCGAGAAGCTGGCGTACTACACGCACGGCGAGGACTTCTGTGACGGATGCCGGGAGCGCATCAAGGTGAACCCCACCAACGCCAAGGTCAACCTCAACAACCACAAGGAGGCCCGCGCCTACCAGGAAGGCATGCGCGACGGCCTGGCCCTGCTGGTGACCATGCTCGAGGAGGGCGGCATCAACAACCTCCTGGAAGGCCTCGTCGGCAACGCTCGTCCTCAGGACGCAGCCCGCGTGAACGCCTACTACGCAGCGCAGGCCACACCGACCATCGTGGACGCGGGCGCTGTCAACGACGGCGTCGTGGAGCCCGAGGCTGGCAAGGAGTACACCTACACCAACGAGAAGTCGGCCAAGGACCAGCGCCGCCGCCTCATCAACAAGGGCAAGGACGTCACGCTCATCGCGTTCGACCCGGCCCGTGAGGTCTACGCCTTCAACCTCGTCAACGCGTGACCCGCGCCTAGCAGCCCCCAAGTTTCTTCAGCTTGGGGGTTGCGGCATGTTTGAGGAAGAGCTATACTGAAGTCATGAACACCACGCAGCAGCCCCGAGTGAGCAACTCCAACCACCCGGCAGTCGCCAACTGCCAGAACTGCGGAAGCTTCTTCCACGCAGCCGCCGTCCGTGTTCAGTACCCTGTCGCGGGCCAGCCCAAGCGCTGGAAGACCTACGGCTGGTTCTGCCAGTCGTGCGCCAAGACCCTCGGCTACAAGTAAGCCCCACCCCAAGGAGAAGAAATGGCAACCGTACTCAACACCGACACGGGCCGCAGCATCGGGCACGGCGACACCGTCGTGGACTTCCGCGGCACCGAGTGGATCTTCATCGAGGTCAGCCGGTTCGCCGGCGAAGGCCGCAGCGCCAAGATCGTGGTCAGCAAGCCCGAAGGCGATGGCAAGCGGGAGTTCTACTCCACCGTGTTCCCCAGCCTGAAGGTTGAGGCCTGATCATGGCACGCGCAACCTACCGCCAGGTGAAGGCTGAAGACCTGGACCACGGCATGGAGATCATCGACCCGGAAGGCAACGAAGCCACCGTCATCCGGATCCGCCGGGTGGACCACCTGCGCGGTCGCCTGGAGACGGACCTCGGGGTCGCCGTGGTCGACCTGGACATGCACTTCCCCGTCAAGCAATAGCTGACAGGCTCTGAGCGGCTCTCTCGCCTAGCGAGGGGGCCGCTTGGCATATGTAGGGAGGGCCGGGGGTGCTGGGCTGCTCGATCTCCTGTCGAGAGGCTCGAGCGTGGTCCTACACAGCAAGGCACCCCCAGCCCGTGGGGCCAGGGGTGCTCGAGCCGGCTGAGATCAGAACTTGGGGATGTTCGGCCGGGTGACCGTCAGGCCGTAGGTGCCCGAGATGAGCAGCACCAGCGAGTTGACGAACTGCACTGCACGGTCAGGGATGTCCGACCCGAAGGCAACCTCCGGGAAGAACGTGAAGAACATCGCCACGATGGCGACGCCGAGCGACACGTAGCCCAGCCAGTTCTGGAGCGTGCGTCGCGTGTCAGGGTCGGGGATGCCGACGTTCGGTGTGGCCGTGGCCTTCAGGTTGGCGCGAGTGTCCTCGACGCCGTCGTTGTTCGTATCCATGTTTCCTCCTAGGGGGCCGGGCAGTAGGTGACCCGGGTCAGTGTGGCGAAGACGCCAGTCTGGTCGTAGACGTAGATGAAGCCCACCGCAGGGGTGACTCCTTCGGGGCAGGTAGGTCCGGCCACACCTTGCGGCCCCTGGGGACCGGCCGGACCAGCAGGACCCTGAGCGCCCGCAGGGCCAGGCTCACCGGTCGCGCCCGTGGCTCCAGCTACCCCATCAGCACCCGCAGGCCCCGGAGCGCCAGTGGGTCCCGTAGCTCCGGGGAGACCGTCCAAGCCGTTCAGACCAGGCACACCGGGCAGGCCGGACGGACCCTGGGGGCCAACGGCACCCGGATCGCCCTGCTGCCCCTGCTCGCCCTGAGGACCCTGGTCGGCGATGTCGTCCGGGGCGGGTGCGCTGGGCTCCTGGCCGACCTCTTGGATGAACTCATCGTAGAGGTCCAGGTACTGCGCTTGCCAGGTGTCGGCCTGCTGCCGCCATGCTTCCCGGCCCAAGGCCGAGTTGAGCCAGCCCAGCCCCAGGGAGACAGCCAGCACGATGATGATCGTGATGAAGTACCACGCCTGACGGCGCTTCTCCTTGATGGCGATCTTGAGCAGCTCCTGTTCAGTCATCATCCACCTCCGTGATGATATCCGGCAGGTCCGGCCAGGGCGGGATCGTACCTGCCTCGACGCCCTGCTGAATGGTGTGGTAGTGCCGTTGCCATGCGAGGTCCCGCTTCCTGTATCGGTTGTTGACCCGGTCAATCCGCTCAAGTCGGGTATCCTGAGCGATCCGGGCCTGGCGTTCTGCTGCCAGGTCTTCCTGAAGTTGATCGATACGTGCGTTTTCCAACGAACCCTTGCGGGGAATCAAGGCGATGATAGCAACGATGATAGCGATTGCCCATCCGCCGCTGGTGCTGATGATACTGAGGAGAGTGGGGTCCATCGGTCTTCTTCCTGGGGATGGGGGAGGGCGAGGCCACATAGCGCAGCCCCGCCCTCCTGCGATGGACTTGGGTCAGCGGTTGAGCTTGTCCCAGGTGAGCGGGCCGACCAGCCGGTCGACCTTCAGGCCGTTCTTCGCCTGGAAGTCCGCGAGAGCGTTGCTGCTCTTGGGACCCCACACGTTGTCCACCGCGATGTTGTAGCCGTGGCGGACGAGCGCGGACTGGATGTCGGCGTAGGTGAGCTCACCGGCCGACTTGGGCGACGGACGCGAGATGCCGGGACGGCCACCGAGCCACCAGTCCAGGTAAGCCTCGGTCTGAGGTCCGGGCCAGCCGTCGTCCGCGACGTTGCCGCCGGGGTAGCCGTTGCGCTCGGCCATGCCCTGCTCGTGAAGCGTCGCTGCCTTGGTGCGTGGGCCGTAGACCGCATCCGCACCGGTCGCCCCCAGGTCGTGGCCCATCTTGATGAGCTTCTCCTGGAAGCGGCGCAGCTCAGCCGAGCCGTCCTGGTAGCCCGGACGCGAACCACCGCCCGTGTTGGGACGACCACGGAAGTTGAAGTGCACCGGGTCGCTGGTTCCGAACCAGGAGAACCCGAACTCCTCCATCTTGGCCTTGTGCGTGTTGTAGTCGCGGATGTCCACCGCGATTCCACCGTCGATGACGTGCGGGCTGGTGTCAGCCGGCTCGGCGGGACGGTACAGGTACGGGGGACGGTTCTGCGCCCCGCCCTGGTGCCAGCGGTTGATCAGCGTCTGCTGCTCCGCCTTGGTGCGGCCCGCGGAGTTGACGACGATGACGCCGTACTTGTCCTCCATCGCGTTGAAGGCCGCAGCCGCGTCGTCCCGGAGCCACATCCCGGGGTGGTTCTTCAGAGCACCCATTACACTACCTCCTCTTCTGCCGGGCTGAACCCTTCAACCCGGAAGCCAATAACCCCGAGCGTTGACATGAACGCGTCGGAGAGCTTCTGCTGGATGAGGCTGGTGAGGCCAGCGGGGTCCGCTGCCTCGTTGTAGTCAACCTCAATCTCGATGGTGTACTTCATTACTTGCCTCCTAAGGTGCGTAGCCGAAGCCGTCCAGGGAGAACCAGGAAGACGTCGTGCCCTGGTTCATGTAGACCACACCAGGGGGACCGGCCGAGTTGCCCCAGCGATCATAGCCGAACATGTCAACACGACCTCGGGCGTTGTTGCTCATCGCGTCGAGCAGGCGGGTCTCCCGGCCAATGCAGTCAGCGGGGGCAGTGGCCATCCGAACGCCGTACCCGCCCAGCGCAGCCAGGCCCACCCAGCAGATCAGGCCGTCTTCACGACGAGTAACTGAGGGGCTGGGCTGTCCTGCGCCATTGGGGACCCAGGAGTTGGACAGGTACGGGAAGAAATACCAGTTGTTCAGCGTATAGGCGTCGGCCGTCGCGTAGAGCACTGGTGTCAGGCTGATCCACTGGCCCACCGCGCCATTCGTGTTCGGCTTGTAGTTCAGCGTTCCCTGTCCAGCCACATAGGTTGAGCCGAGCCCGCCGTAGGTCTCGCCGCCCGTGGTGCGGAAGTGCTGCTCGCCCTTGGTGCTGGGCAGCACGCAGGATGCTGGGAGGTTGATGATCCTCGTGTTGTCAGCCACTGTGGCGACCTTCACACGGGTCAGGCCGGTGAACCAGACGAAGCCGTATGGATCCTTCCAGAACCGGCACGGGTTTCCGTTCCAGTTGTAGTCCTCGAAGTTCGCACCCCAGGAGCTGCCGCCCTGCCCGACAGTGGTCCACTGGGCGACGTTCTTGGCGGGGAACTTGATCTCATCCAGGCTCACGAACGTGTTGGCCCCCCAGGAGCCGCGGACACGGACAGTGCCGTCAGGGTTGATTGTGACAGACCGAGCGTTGTCCTGATTGTTCACGTAGTAGATGACCGGGTAGTCAGGAGCTACCGCAGCCGGGAAGGACGCGATGACCTCGTTGTCGACAGGGGTGCCGTTGCGGGCCAGCAGCCCGCTGATGGACGTGATGCCCGACGGCAGCACGACGCACCGGCCATCGTTCCAGTCGTTGGAGTTGCCGGAGGCGTCATAGGGCCACCAGTTCGGCCCCAAGGTCAGCGGGTACTCGCCGGCGATGGAGCTGAGGTCCTTGATCTCATACGTCTGTCCCATGATGACCCAGGTGTCGCCATCCCACTGGACCGTGACCGTGCGTGCGCCGTTGGGCACGTAGGGCACCGCCCATCGGTAGCTCGCCGTGGAGAGGACGCCATCGAAGATTAGCTGAGTGGTGCCCACGGCATTCCGATACAGATAGCTCTTCGGCAGCAGCGCCGAGCGCATGTACCCCGCGCCGTTAGCCTTGCCGTGGATGACCACCTTGCGCATCGTGAGCTCCACCCGCACACGGTCGCCCGCAGCGAGCAGCAGCGCCGGAATCAGGCTGTCCGGCACCATTGCGAGGGGGTCGGTGTCGCCGTCGAGCTTGATGGCCAGCGGGCTAGCGCTGGTAACCGTGGCCCACTTGAAGGACGTCATGTCCCCGATAGTCTGAACGCTCACAGCGAGATCACCTCCTGAAGATTGGTGCGCATCAGGCCGGTCGGCGTGACATCGAGCTCGATGCGCGTAATGACATGGCGGGCGTCCACCCCGGCCTGCGTATTGGCGAACCGGACGACATCGCCCACCCGCACCGGGATGGGAAGGTTGGTGATCTTGACCTGCGCCTGCACCGCGCTCATCTGGACCAGTGTGGCCCGCGCACGCGACTGAAGGAAGGCGATCACCTGGGGGTCGGTGCCATCAGGGCACTCAACCGAGTCAAGGACGTGAGGAATCCAGCGCCCGCGCGACTGGTAGCTGTAGGGGCTGTTCCGGTCCGTGTTGGTCCAGGTGCCCACCAGCGCAGCCGCATCATCCCCGCCAGCCGCCTGCACCGCGATCACCTTGTTCGGGACCTCGAAGCTGTCACGGTCGCGGGTCCAGTCGGGCTGATAGATGGCCTGCTCGCCATCCTTCAGCTCGCGGGGGATACCGAGTACCTCGTAGTTGATGGAGCGGTCAGCAGGCAGCACGCGAGGCGTCGCCTGGTAGTTGCCCTGGCCGTCCATCCAGAGAGCGTTATAGCCTGCCACGTCGAGCAGGTCATTGATGACCTTCAGCTTGCTAGTGCCCGCCTCCCAGGCCATGCCGTTCGCCGTGGCCAGAGTGTTGGATGCATCCACCGGCATGAACTCACCGCAGGTAGTGAGGATGGTCTGAACCTGCTTCAGGATGAGCGTGCCCGCAGGCACCGAGTACGACTGGTCGAACGCGTCCTGGCTGGGCACCGTGCACCGGTCCAGCAGGCTGATGTTCCAGACCCGACCGGTGTCCTCCCACTCCTCCACCGCCGAGCTGAGCAGGAAGATGCCGAGGGGGTTCTCCGGGAGGCCGGCGACCAGGCACACGGGCCGCAGCCGCACGGACTCGAGGGAGAGCTGACCGATGCGCAGCTTGCCCGCCTCAGCAGCCGCCAGGTCCACGACCGTGGCCTTGCCCCCACCCTTGACCGCAGCGTTCTGAGTCCACGTGAGACCGCCGTCGCTGACGCCGTCCAGGATGCCCAGGAGCTGATCTGTTGCGGGGACCTGGTAGCTGGGGCCAGGATAGCTCGCCGAGCCGTTGGCCGGGGCCGTAGCCCAACGGCACATCGGGTTGAAGCCTCCATCGAAGTATCCTTCGAAGACGAGTGTTCCGGGATCCATGACCAGCAGCCGCGTCTTGAACGTGTCGCCGATCACGAGGGCCACACCAGCCGTCGCCTGGATGCGCGCCACCAGGAAGCCGTCAGCCGTGGCCGTGTAGCCTGCGCCGACGCGCGTCCAGGTGTTCGCAGGGACGGCGACAGGTGCGCCACCAGCCGCAGCCCCGAGCCAGTTGCCCGCGCCATCGTGGAGTCGGAAGATGACCTGGTTCGTGACTGCCTTGTTCCAGTTCATCTCAGCGCCGATGTAGATGGTGTCGCCCTTCTGCATCGGGATGCTGATCCAGTCGCCGTCGATCCCTGGGGGGATGTCGGCGTTGCCCCGGATGTCGTACCCGACACCAGCCGAGTCGCGGGCCAGGGTCATGGTCCAGGTGACGTCACCGAAGTTCAGCACACGGGAAGCACTCCACCGGCTGCCGTAGTCCGCAGTGGATCCCGGGCTGTAGGGCCAGGGGTTCATGGACAGGTTGCGCCGCGTGCGGGGGTGCACCAGCACTTCCCAGCGGTACGACGTGACACGGTCACCGTAGAGGACTTCCTCAGTCGTGAGGTTCTTGATCGGGATGATGGGGGTAGGCATCAGCTGGTCTCCGTCATCGTGAAGCTGAGGTCGCCTCGGTCCGTCTTCTTGTAGGACACGCTGCCGCTTGCCGTGCCGAACACTCGTCGGCCGCTGCTGTCGCGGTAGCACGCCTTCCCCGGCAGGAGGAGAATCTTGCGCAGCTCATCGACCGTGGAACCGAAGTTCGGGAAGATGAAGGACTTGACCTTGAGCTTGACGCTGGTCTCCACCCCGTACAGGCCGATCGGCTTGGTGCGCCCCGCAGCGCCGACGGTTGCGCTGGCCACACTGAGCGACTCATCGACCTCGAGGTTGCCGCCGAAGACCCCGACCACGCCGAACCCTGGCCCCTTGCTCAGGAACGCCCGACGGCACTCCGTGGTGACCAACGTGAGCGTGATGGAGGACTTGGCCCCCAGCGCGCTGAACGTGGTGATGGTGTAGGTGTTCGTGCCGTGGATGGTCGGCGTGGTGTCCAGGAACGTGAGCGCAGCCGACACCGGGTAGTTCTCCACCACGGTCTCAGTCACCCCGTCGATGGCCCGCACGATGGTCAGGGTGGTTGCGGCTGCCTGCCCGCCCCCCGGCGCGGCGATGGTGAGATCGAGCTGCCCGTAGCCGGAGTTCGCCACGTAGCTGACCGCGCCGACCGCAGGCACGGGGGCGAGGTACACGATGTTGAACGTGGTGGTCGCCCATGCGGACCAGAGGCCGTTCGAGTCCTGCACTCGAGCCCGAACCGTGTAGCTCTGGCCGTTCAGCGCCGGAGTGCTGAAAGCGATGCCCACGAGGACGGTAGACTCCAGGGCCTCCAGGAGCGTTGCACCCTGCTTCAGCTCCAGCTCAGCCTTGACGAACGTGGCCCCCTCGGCCTGGGCGAACCCGACCGTTGCACGGATGACCGAGTCGTTCAGGTTGCTGCCATTGGCGGGCACGGGCACCGTCGCCACGGGAACCGTCTTGAAGGTCGTGGTTCGTGTGGCCGAGAAGGGCGAAGCACCCGTTCCCTCGCTGCCTCCCGTGGTGGCCTGGCCCCAAGTGCGGACCTGCACCTGAAGAGCAGTGTTGGCCGGGAACAGGGTGGCGATTGTGCGGTTGTTGGCCGTGCTGACGACCTTGCCCGTGGTCGTCCAGGTGCTGCCGCCGTCGGTGCTGTACCGCAGCTCATAGGCCGACTGAGGAGTCGTGTCGACAGAGTTGTGTACCCAGCTGAAGTTCGGCTGGATGGTCTTGTCCTGGTAGGTCGGCGGAGCGTTGACCGTGGGAGCGTTCGGCGCGATGAGGAGCTGAACACTGTTGGACACCGCGTAGCCCGACAGGAGCGTGCCCTGCTTCGCCCGCACTCGGTAGACGTGGATCTGGCTGGGGTTCGGGGCCGCGTGCGTGTAGCTCAGCACCCCGGATGCCAGCGTCGTGAGCGCAGCGCCATCCCAGGTGGTGACACCGCCTACGACGACACCATGCCAGACCTCGTGATTGTACTCCGCATAGTTCACGTTCTCGTCGAACGTGATCTGGATGTCCTGGTTCGCCAGCTTGGTCGCGACAGCGTTGGTCGGGGCACCAGGGGTCGTGAAGACCGCAGCCGTGACAGCCGACTCCGGACCGAAGCCCGCAGGGCTGTTCCACGCCTGCACCTTGTACTGATACTTGTGGTTCGCAGAGACACCGATGACCGCCGAGCTGGTGGCACCGATGTCCAGGATCTTGCTGAACGCGCCGCCGTCAACCGACTGGTAGATCTGGTTCGACTGCGACGGGCCGTTGCTGGGGCCGGTGTTCGTCCAGCTCAGGGTGACCTGAGTGTCGCTGACGTAGACCGCGCCGACGCCGGAAGGTGCTCCCGGGGCCACACGAGTCCAGGCACCAGCAACCGCCTGATCCACGCTGGTCGGACCGCCGACGGTGGACGTTCCGGAGTTGGCCATGTTGCCACGGAACGTGAACGTGCGCGGGCTGCCGTCGCCGAAGTTGCCCATGCCGTTGAGGTCGCCCTCAGCGATCACGACCGACTGCTGGCCACCAGGGCGGAAGTCGAAGGCGAAGCTACCGCTCCAGGGCACCGCGTACCCGCCGCCGTCCCAGAAGACCTCGACGGACGCCCCAAGGCCCCCGGACCAGCCGAAGGTCTGGCCGGTCTTCTCGATGAGCGACAGCTTCCAGTGGAAGTTGTTGTAGTTGCCCCCGACGCTGGTCCCGGTTACCCAGGCCTCCATCCGGAGGATTGCGTTGGAGCCAGTGTTTGCATCAGCCAAGAGTGACCACCCCCTGTCGTGACTGGACGCGCATGGCGTCTACGATCTCTGCTGCCAGCAGTCGGGCGGATGCCCTGTCAAGCGAAACGGTTGCCTGATCGTTGCCCCGGTCGTTGGAGGTCAGTGCCTCGCTGAGCGCCGTGCCGATCAGGGTGGGATCCAGGGTGGCTTCGACCTGGACCGGCCCCTGCTGCTGGGCCGTGGCCTGCATCGGGACCATCGTCTGGGTGAGCTTGGTGTCGTGGGTGAACGCGAGCGTGGTGTTCAGCTTCAGGGCCTCGTCCATGATGGACGTGTTCAGGTCCTGGATGGGCTTGAGCGCCGCGTCCTCGTTCTTCTCTACACCTTCACCAAGGCCCGCAGGAAGCTGGATGCCGACCTCCATCTCCATCCGCTTGGACGGCGACTTGATGCCGAAGAAGTCCTTGATGCCGCCCATGACCTGGTCGACGAACCCGCCGATCTTGCCCATCAGCCAGCCCGCAGCGTCACTGATACCCTTCCAGAGCCCCTGGATGAGCCGCAGGCCCGCGTTCGCGAGCTGGGGCACCGCACCCACGATGGCACCGACGATGCCGCCGATGATCTGGGGGATGGCCCCGACAATGCCGCCGAGGATGGCGGGCATGTTCTTGACGAGGGCGACCAGGAGCTGCACACCGGCCATGATGATCTGGGGGATGGCGCTGACCAGCGCGTTGATCACCCCGGTGATGATCTGGGGGATGGCCTGCACAATGGTCACGATGATCTGGGGCAGGGCACCGATCAGGGCGATGAACAGCTCGATGCCGCCCTGGATGATAACCGGGATGGCTGCCAGCACGGCGTTCAGGATGCTGGTGATGATCTGCGGGATGGCTGCCACCAGCGTCGTGATGATCTGGGGCAGGTTGGTCACCAGGCTGGTGAGCAGCTGAACACCGGCCTGCACGATCATGGGGATAAGCGTGATCAGTGCGTTGATGATGCTCGTGATCATGCCAGGCAGCACGGCCACGATCTGGGTGATGACCTGGGGCAGCGCCTGGATCAGCCCGGTGAAGAGCTGGATGCCCGCCTCCAGGATTACCGGGATGCTGGTGGTCAGGAACGTGACGATGCCCTCGATGAGCATCGGCAGCGATTCGATGAGGACCGGCATGGCTGCCAGGAGGCCCTCGGCCAGACCCTCGATGAGCGTGAGGCCAGCCCCGATGAGCATCGGCGCAGCCTGGATCAGCGCGTCCACCATGTCAACGATCCCGGTCACCAGGACGGGGATCAGGGTGGGAAGCGCGTTGCCGATGCCGATGGCCAGCGAGGCGACAGCCTGCGCGCCAGCAGTGATCAGCTGAGGAAGCACCGTGGCGAGCATCTGCACCAGGCCGATGACGCCGGGGACGATGGCCGTGATGAGCTGGGGCAGCGCCGACGAGATGCCGGTGATCAGCCCACCAATGAGGGCCACACCAGCATCCAGCACGGCCGGGATCGCCGCAGCGATGGCCTCCACCAGCGAACCCATCATCTGTCCGAGCTGGGGTCCGAGTGTGGCCATGCCCTGGCCGATGGACTGGATGACCGGGGTCAGGTTGCCGATGACCGTCTCCAGCGAGCTGATGACGTTGGCTGCCTGCTCCTGCACGTTCAGGAAGCTGAGGGACTCGTTGTTCGCCGAGCCAAGCGCGACCAGGAGGTTGTCCCAGGAGCCCTTGAGCATCCCGAACGAACCGCTGATGGTGCTCGCCGCTTCCTTGGCGGTCGTGCCGGCGATGCCCATCTCCTCCTGGATGAGCTGGATGGCGGTGACGACGTCACCGTAGTTGTTCAGGTCAAACTTCTGACCCAGGGCACCGGGCAGCTTCTCCGCGTCGCTGAGGAGGCGCTGCATCTCTTCCTTGGTGCCACCATACCCGAGCTTCAGGTTGTCGAGCATGGTGAAGTTCTGCTTCGCGAAACCACCGAAGGCATTCTGGATCATTCCCAGATCCGTGCCCATCTTGTTCGCGTTGTCGCTCATGGCGACGAGGGCGGTGTTCGCCAGCTCAGCCGCCTTGGCCGTGTCCCCACCCACCGACTGGATCAGGGAGGCCGACATGGAAGTGGCCTGTTCCATGTACTCGTTCGCGCTCAGGCCCGCCGTCTTGTAGGCGTCCATCGCGTAGGTCTTCATCCTGTCGGCGGAGCCCTTGAACAGCGTCTCAATTCCACCGACGCTCTGCTCAGCGTTCGCATAGGAAGAAGTGACAGCAGTTGCAAGGGCTCCGCCAGCGGCGACGGCAGCGCCCGTGAGACCCACGAGTGCAGTACCGACGCCCTTCAGCCCCCCGGCCAGCTTGGACGTCTTGCCATCAGCATCGGAGGCAGCATCACCGACACCGGCGAGGCCCTTGGCGGACTGCTCGGCACCATCGACTGAGACCTTGATGCGAACATCGTTGTCGGCCATGCTGTGCTCCTTTCCTGATTACTTTTCGGGTTGCGGTAGAGCTTCACCGTCTCGCTGGCTGAACCAGAAGGTGCCCATCCGGGGGTCCGGACCGTTGCCCTTGTTGAAGGCTTCAATCTCGGCCTTGTGCACCGTGTTCCACTGCTGCTGGCCCTCGGCGATAGCCTGCTGGGCGGGGCATTCCATGGACCACGCGGTATAGTCCTCGACGGTTTCTTCTCTACCTAGTCTGGAGTTGTGAAGATGCTGGCTGAGGGGTCGCCCGCAGCTTGGGCATCTGGCGTCCTTGATCGTCTTCCATTGGCTGACCACTTCAAGGTCAAGCTCTGTCCAGGTGTCGGGGCTGCCCTCGTCAAGGAGGCGAACCGGGGACCGCCCCGACACCAGGGCCATGTCTAGCAGAAGAGCTAGTCGCGGCCCGATTTCGTAGGGCGGATGGTGACATCGCCCCCCGAGTTCTGCCAGGCCATGAAGGTCTGGATGACCGAGTTCAGGCCTCCGCCCGGCAGAATTCCGTCGTTCCCCTTGGTGGACAGAAGTCGGGCATCCGTGCTCAGCGGAGCGGGCTGCTCCCAGGCCTCGTCGGGGTGCATCTCCGCCCAGTCCTCCGGCTCAACCGGGTCCTGACCGTACACCGCCACGAAGGTCTTCGGGAGAACCTTCTCGTACTGATCGATCATGCCGCCGCCTGCCTGCTTCAGCAGTGTGGCCCACTCGCCGAGGTCCAGCTTCTTGTACTGGACGTAGACGTTCTGTGCCTCAGGCTTGAGCTCAGCCACACGAGCCTCGAGCGTGCCGATGTTGTCGCCGAGGAACCCGCCGCCCGTGGCCATCTTCATGGCCTTGGCCTGCGCGAGCTCGGCCTTGGCAGCTTCATACTCCGGGGAGTAGTCACTGCCGAGGTCGACCTCGAGCGTCAGGATCTCGGCACGGCGCTTCGCGACCGCTGCCTTGAGCTCATCGTATGATGCGAATACCATTGTTCTGTCCTCCTTGGTTGGTGCGCTGGTCAGGCGCCGATGGGCACTGCCGTCGCGGAGCGCGACAGCACGGTGATGTGAGCGGTGATGCCGACGAACACGTTGTTCGCCTCCACGGGATCGATGGAAGTGATGATGACCTTCCAGACCCACACGAACTGACCCGCAGCCGGGGCCGTCTCGTGGGGCATCCCGTCGCGACGCCAGATGTAGACGACGTCACCGATGTTGAGGCCGTCCACCAGGTCGCTGTCGTCCTGACCCGTCGTCTTGATGACGAGGTCGTCCATGGCGTGCGTGGTGCTGCCCGGGAGCTGCTCGCTGGCCGGGTCGCAGAGCCAGTCGATGGTCTGCGAGTCGGACGAGCTGGTGCCGTTCATCGTCTGGATCGAGCAATCCAGACCGATGCCCGCCGTCAGCTCAGCGAGCGACGGTGCGTTGATGTCGGCGACTGCCGGGGAAACCCCGACGGCCACGTTGCCCCGACTGATCTGAGTCGAGGGATTCCACTGCGTGAGAGGCATGTCGTGTCCTTTCTGTTCTCACTTGCCCTTGGCATCCGCGGGTGCGGACCCCTCGGTCTGGGTCGAGCCGGCGGTCCTGTCGACCGGCTCTGAGCTGCTGCTCGACGCGTTGGCGTCGGCGTCCTGGGTGCCGGTGCCCGAGACGGCCTCCGAGCCGCCCTCGGAGCCCTCGATGGCCCCCTTGCGCTTGGGCTGGTAGCCCAGCACGGTCTCACCGGGCCGCAGGTCACGGATCTTCTTGTGGACCTTCGGGTTGTAGTTCCGGTCGCTGACCGCGTAGCGGACCCCGGACTCGTTGTGTTCCACGACGATGCCGTGGCTGGACGGCTTGATGCCGGTCATCAGATACCTCCTTGATTGAGCTGGGCAGTCACCTGAGTTTCGTAGTGACCTTCGACCTGGGCTCCGATGTAGCCCATGGACGTCTTCAGTGTGGTGCCGCCGACCCGCTTGGTGTCCAGGTCCTGCATGACGAGGAGCGCGAGGTTGTAGCTGGCCTCCACGCTGCCCCCGCAGCAGTACAGGCTGAACTGAGTGTCCAGGGCGATGGGATCGCCACTGAGCGCCCGGTCCAGCGCGTCGTCGTACAGCAGCGGCCGCGAGACCACGTACGGAACCTTCGCCCCCGTGGGAGCGTAGCCCTCATGAGCCGGGGCTGCTGCCACCAGCGCGGTGATGTCGTTGAAGATGCTCATTTCAGACCGATCTCCCTGAGGATGTCACCCTGATTGATGGCCCCCTGGAGGCGCTTCGCCGCGTACAGATGGAAGGGGCGGGCTGCCATCCGGCTGGTCCCCAAGGCCACATAAGGCGCGTACTTGACGGTCGGGCCGATGAAGTAGTCCTTGCCCGCCTTCTCCGTCGTGACCGAGTTGAGCATGGTGCCCGTGTCCACGGCGTGGACCCGCTGGATCTCCTGCTTCATGTAGCCCTCGCCGACCGCAGCCAGGGTCCGGAGGCCCTTGTCGGTTGCGTCGGGAAGCTCCTGAGCAGCGTTCTGGAACCGGGCGGCGAGCTGGCCAAGCGTGATGCTCATGCGAGGGCCTCCTTGCCTTCCTGGTTCACGATCGTGGTGTCGCTGGCGACAGCCTTGCGGATGAGCGCAGCGCCGTTCTCGCTGACCTTGTCAAGGAGCAGCACCTTGCCCACCAGAGCCGGCTCGAGGACGCAAGAGACGACCTTCACAGCCTGGCCGGGGAGGAGCGTGGTGCCCTGGGCCACCTTGACGGAGAAGATGTTCTCAGAGATGCCCTCGACGGCGTTGGCGAGGACAGTGGTCTGGACGAGGCCCGGGATGGGGTCGCCGACAGGCGTCAGGGAGCGGGTGACCTGGGGGCCGACCGTGACCGGCTCACCCACGTTCATCACCTGGATGCTGTCGTGCAGTGTGGCCCCGGCCAGCAGCGCAGCGGCGTCACGTGAGATCTGTGTCGACATCACCATAGCCGTCACCTCCCAGGCCGCTCATGTCCGTGGGGACGACGTGGGGCAGGCCCGGGATCGGGACCTCAGTCAGGATCGCCCCCGTGGTCGCGCATGCGATGGGCGACTGGGAGCGGAAGTATGCAGTGATGGCCGACCAGTTCGGGGCGTCGACCGTGGTGCTGGTGCCCTCGGAAGCTGCCTGCTTCACGAACGGCTGAGCCATCATGTAGCCGGTCAGGCTGAGCGCCGCCCAGTAGACGTCATACGTCGTGACGTATCCGGGCTGACCCGGCCACACACCAGCCGCGTCCGGGACGAGGGAGATGTCCAGCGCGTGCTGCTTCATCTGGTCGGTGAGGACGGCATAACTGGGCAGCGGGGCCAGCAGTGCGTTGAGGTCGTCCATTGCGGTCATGTCATCCTCCTTAGATGTGGGTGGGGGCAGGCAGACCCGCTACCTGCCCCCAGCGCTCACGATGAGCGTTACTTGCTGGCCTCGGCTTCACGAGCGGCGCGGGCCTCGGCCTGCTGCTTCTCGATCTCCAGGGCACGCTTCACGAAGTCCTCCTGACCCGTGGCGGGTGCCTTGGCCAGAGCCTTCTTCTTGGCGGACGCTGCCTTCTTGGCGTTGTCCTTGATGGTGACCGCAGCCCGAGCCTTCCGCTCCTTGCGGGTGGCGTCGTACTCGGCCTGACCGACCTGACGGCGGTGCGAGAGAACCACGCTGGGCACCACGACCTCCGCTTCGGTGACCTCGTCCTCCGGGACGTCAGGCGTCTGCGACTCGGTCATGATCAGTGACCGACCGGGGTGCCGTCAGCGGGCACCGGGTCCGTCGGGGCGATGATGGCGAACGGGTAGTCCGTCGGGTCGCCGCCGATGCGGGCGGTGCTGTAGGCGGTCGCGAAGGCCACACGGAACTTGAAGCGCAGCGCCACCATGTCCCGCTCGGCCAGGTTGATACCGCCGACCGTCGCCTGGTCGAGGAGCTTGACCTGGACGTCCTCGCGGATGCCGATGACCACGGCCGAGCGGTCGCCCACCAGGGCGGTCGCCACGTCACGGTCCCAGCCGCCGTTCTTGACGTACAGGAGGTCCTGACCGTAGATGGACGCCGTGCTGCCGTCGTTGCGGATGGCGTCGAGGTAGATCGGCTGACCCACGTCGTCGCGCAGACCGCGCAGGCGGCGGCGGAGGAACCGACCGGTCATGGCGAGGTTGACGTCGAACTCGTCGTCCTCCACCAGGCCGAACGCCTCGTTGAAGTCCTCCGCGAGGTCCGCCGAGGCGGTGCCGTCGGGGAGCAGGCCCTCCACGATGTAGTTCTCCGCCGCGATCGCACCGGGGATGAGGGCCGGGTCGGCCCAGGTCGCCGGCTTGTTCGTGCCGAAGAGCACCGCAGCGTCGAGGACGCGGCCGAACTCCTGCGCCACCAGGGGACGAACCTCGCCCCAGATGTCGAAGTTGGTGTCGGCGAGCGTGTTCTCGTGGACGGGGACGATGACCGCGATCTCCTCGGCGATCAGTTCCTTGTTCGTCCAGCTGACCTTGCTGGTGGGCTTGACGCCCGTGCCCTCGGCGGCGGAGCCGTCGGTGACGAAGCCAGCGGTCGGGAGCGCAGCGAGGACCGGCATGCGGGCCGTCCCTGCGGACATGCGCACCTGGCGGAACGCCTGGAGCACGACCGAGGTCTGGACTTCCGGCTTGACGATCTCGTTGATGTCCTGACGAGCCAGGAGGGCCAGTGCATCGGCCCGGGTGATGTCAGCCATGTGACTGACTCCTTTCTGGCCCTAGGGCCGTTGATGGTTCAGTTGGACCCGCTGCCACCAGCGAAGGCGGCGCGGATGAGTTCGTTGGGATCGACCTTGCCCTGGCCCTGCGCGCCGCCCGCCTTGCCGGAGAGCGCCTGCGATGTGGCCGAGGGATTGGCCTTGTTCCAGTCCTGAACGAGGGTCTTGATGTCCTTGTCCGACTCGAACAGGTCACGAGTGAACGTGCGGCTGTCCAGTGCCTTGCCCAGCCCCACCGCCTGAGCGAACGCCTCGAGCCGGTCGTACCGGGTCTGGAGGGTGTCCAGGGCTTCCTGCGTGGGACGAGCGGCGAGGTCTGCCTCGAGCTGAGTGACCTTGGCTGCTCGGGCGTTGGCCTCTGCGAGCTCGGTCTTGGTGCCCGAGTTCTTCCGGTTCTCCTCGAGCTGGGCGCGGTACGCCTTCACCAGAGGGTGAGTGTCCGGGAGACGAGTCTCGTCGGTGATGGGAGTGGGCTCCTGCTGCTGCTGGCCGTTGGCCCCGGTTTCCGGGGTGACCTGCTGCTGCTGGCCCTGCTGCTCCTGACCCTGCGTTTCGCCGGTGGAGCTGCTGTTCTGAGTGTCCTGCTGGGTAGGCATTTCGCCCGCCTTTCCTGTCATAGTACACAAGCCCGCGCGGGTGCGCAAGCCCTGGGTCCCGCTACGGCGTGTCGCCCGTAATTACGCGGGTCTCTTCCTCCTTGGAAGCGTCGTACTCCGGCACCAGGGCCAGAGCCTTGTCCAGCTCCGAGGAAACCTCCTCGAAACCGGAAGAGTCAGTGAATCGATTGGTCGCCATCACGACCTCCCTTGCTTGGTGAGGGCCACACGGACCCGCAGCACCCCCGCCGCGTCGCGCACGGCGTCCAGGACGGTGAACGTGCTGTCGGCGTCAAGAAGGAACTCCCGCTCCCGATCGTTGTTGATCAGCGATCCGCGAGTTCCCTTCGGTGCCAGGATCTCCATCTGGATGGGTAGGTCGCCCAACTCCTCCAGTGCCGAGCTGCCGCCGTAGCTGGTGCTGATGAAGCCCTTGTCCTGGAAGGACTTGCCCACCAGCAGCGTCGGGTCAAAGCCCTCCTTGCGGAACTGGGGGCCGAGGAAGTCAAAGTCAAGCATTCCCCGGTGGAGGGTGAGATCCTTGGTGGTCCGGCTGGCGGTGAGCGCCTTCAGGTCGCTGACGATCTCGCTCATCTTCTCGCTGAGGGGACGGCCCCCGCGCAGCACAGCGTTGATGTTCTCGTAGCCGAGCTGAACGTAGGACCGCACCGCCCGCTCCGACTTGACGAACTGCGCCCGGTTGAACGGGAGGTCCTTCTCGGTTGCGTTGGGCCAGGGCTGGCGGGCCTCGAACTGTGCCGTGGACGATGCCGGGGCCTTGGGCACCGACTTGACCGGAGGCTTGGCGGGGCTGGTGGTCTTCAGCGAGCTGAGCAGCGTGTCGCCATCCGCCTTGGACAGCTTGCCCCTGGACACGAGGTCTTGAATGTCCTTGGTCTTGACCTCCGGGCTGGTGGCCCGGTTCATGATGGTCTTGGCCTGGCGGTTGTCGGCGATGACGTCATCCACCGTGTTGATCTTCTTGCTGCCCTTGGCCCAGCGGGGATCCATGTAGATGTCCCCGTTGGAGTTGATGCTGCCCCGGTAGTCAACCTGACTCCGGAGCATGGGGATGGGCGTGCACCTGCCGTTCGGGTGATCCCTGAGGTTGCTGCTGTCCATCACGAGGCCATCACGCTCACGGCACCACGGGCAGGTCCGAGGTCCGTCCTCAGAGCCCCAGACCATGACCAGGGCGGGCAGGTCAGCCACACTGTCCCAGGCGTTCTTCCAGTAGGCGCTCACCGTCTCAGTGCGGGCCAGCCGGTTCAGCCGATTGAAGGACTTGTCCATGCCAGCGTTGAACATCTGCCGTGCGACGTCGGTGCTGTTCAGCCCAGCGACGATGCCCGCCTGGATGGCTGCCTGCTTCATGTCCGAGTAGATAGTCCCGATGTGCGGGCTGAGGTCCAGCTTGGCCGGTGCGGGGAAGCCGGCGAGCGCGCCCATCATGGCGGTCCGGCCTCCCTGCTCCTCAATCAGCTCGGTGCTCCACCGTGCGAACTGGTCCACCTTGTAGCTGATGTCACCAGTCTCATACGTCAGTCCCCGCAGCCAGCGGAGGTAGAGCTGGCGCAGCTCACGCTCCATCTGTCCGGTCGGGATGGTGGGCATTGTTCAGTCCTTACGCCTTGGCCCGCTGGCCGGGGTTCTGTCCGTACGCCTGCACCTGGCCCGGTGTGGCCTGGAGACCCTGCTGGCCCGCAGCAGTCATGTCCACCGGCTGGCCGGGAGCACCAGCGGGCGGCACCGGAGCGCCGAGGCTGTCGTCCTCGTAGTCAGCCAGGTCCACGCCGGGGGTCACGACCTCCACGATGTAGCTGAGCGGGTAGCCCATCTGGCTGAGTGCGATGCCGTGCGCGTCCAGCGACTCCTGGAGCAGGTCGTCGTCGGTGTTCCAGAGGGCGAACTCCATCTCCGGCTCCTGGGGCTTGTCCGTGGTCGTGGTCTCGTCACCCTGGGCATCGACGCCCTTCTTGGGCTTGTCCGTCTTGACCTCGACCGTCTTCTCAACTCCGAGTGTGGTGCACAGCCGCTCCAGCTCGGGCTGAAGGTCGTCACGGATGCGGCTGATGCGGTTGTTGAACCGCTTGCTGAGCACCTTCAGGGCCACACCAGTCGGAGGCGTGCCCTCGCCAGGCTTGAAGTAGTGCGCCGGGATGCCCGTGGTGAGCGGCACCTTGTTGATGATGCTGTCGTGGTAGGCCACCATGTCCTGGATCGTCGGGGGCGTCAGCTGGCCGAACGGCCCGCCTGCGCTGGTGGTGAAGATGCGGCCCCCGCTGCCCTTGACGGCCTTCTGCTCCTGAAGCGCCTCGTCCCCGCCCTGCTGGTGCGCCGGGAGGTAGGGGTTCTTCGGGGGCAGCTCCACGTTGAGGAGATACCAGAAGGGCCGCGCGTACATCTCGGCGATGACCGTCTGGTCCAGGATGCTGTGGTTCACCCGGTCCTGGAGCGCAGCCAGCGTCGCGCCGAAGCCCTTGTCGTCCAGGGCGAAGCGGAACAGCTCATTGCCGGTCAGCTCCTCCACGAACTCATAGCCGGTGCGATCCGCAGCAGCGAAGTCATCCGGGATGGGCTTGCTGAACAGGCGGGTCTTCCCGTCGCTGTAGGCGAACGTGACGTTGTCCTTCATGGTCACCAGGGACCGGGTGAAGATGGCAGCGATGGTGAAGGTGCCGTCGCTCATCATCTCGAAGTGCTCGGGGAAGTGCACCGTGCCCGCCTTGTCCACCAGCACCGGGGCCTCGCCACGGGTCAGGAGCGGGACCAGGATGTTGCTGAAGCCCCGCAGCTCCTCCGGCACCGGCACAAGGTTCTCGGCGTAGAGGTCCACGACGGTCTTGAAGATGTTCTCGCTGGTGTTCTGGCCCTTCAGGTTCGGGAAGGCCGCGACCACGTACTGCTCCCAGTCCTGGCCTGCCAGCTTGTAGGACATCTTCCCGTTGTAGTAAGCCGTGTAGGTGGGGCTGTTCAGGTTGAGAAGGAAGGCCTCAACCTTGGTCATTGCCGTGTCGGTGGTTCCGGTCTCGATGGCGAGCATGTCACGCCTCCTTCGGGTAGACGGTCTGGCCGTTGCGGTCCTGCACGTAGCCGCCGACCTCGTCACACCGGTCGGTCATGTAGTGGCTCATGACGCTGTCCCCGGCAAGGGGTGTCCCGTCAGGGCCGAAGAGCGTGAAGTTGAGCTGGGGGTAGTCCATGTCATGATCCCATCTGGATGTAGTCGACGCGGCCCTGATTGATGGCTTGGGTGAACGCGTCCACGTCGTCGTCGTTCTTGCCGAAGGGGAAGTCCCGGAACTCCTGAAACATGCCCTCGGTGAAGACAGTGTCAAGGACCGCGACGTTGCCCTGGTCGACCGTGGGCTGGGCTGCCAGTGCACGGACTTCCTTGCTGCCACCTGGCTCCACCGGCCGGATGAGGGCTGCCCGCTTGCGCAGCGTGTTCAGCATGGCAGCGCCGTTCGCCTTCTTCTCCACGTAGATGCGGGAGGTCTGGGGCCACTTGGCACTGAAGCGGAGGATGGCGCTCACCGACTGAGTGAACGTGGCCCGCTCATGGAACCGATCAATGAGGATGAACTTGTGCCCGATGAGCGCGTAGACGTGTCCGGCCACATACGACCCGGAGCCGCTGGTCTTGCCCCGTGTGGCCTTGCCCTCCTCGATCTGGCCGAACGTGAGGTCCCAGCTCTGGATGACGATGGCGCGGTCCAGCGTGAACATGCTGCCGGTGCGGTCATCCGCGTAGACGACAGCCTCCCACGGGAGGACATCGATCTTGTCAACGTTGATGTAGCTGCCGCCCGTCACCTGGGGGTCGCCCTGATAGAGCGCCTGCCAGACGTAAGTTCCTACGGCCCGCTTGATCACGGCCCAGGAGTGCTCACTCCGGTTCTGGACGGACGGCAGCCATTCCCCGATGCGACGGCCGAGGATGTCAGGAACCGGCTGCTTCTCAGTAGGCTCGGGTCCAGCAACCGCCTGCGCGGGGATGTTCACGTACCTGGCACCGAGGACATCGGGCTTCTGGACGTGAGCAATGAGATCATCCTTGTGCCAACGGGTGGCAATCACGATGATCTGGCTTAGGGAAGACATACGGGTCAGCACCACTGAGCTGAACCACTCGATTGTCGTTTCGCGAATGAGCTCCGACTGGGCCTCTTGCATGTCCTTGATCGGGTCGTCAATGACCGTCATGTCGGAACGGAAGCCTGTCATGGCGGAGCCCCGGCCCGCAGCCAGCAGTCCTCCGCCTTCCTTGGTCTGCCAACGTTCAACCGTCGTGCTGCCCTTGGCGAGCGGCGTCCAGATCTCTACCAGCGAACGCACCTGGCGCGACACGCTGTTCGCCCTGCTCTGGCTGTAGGTCGCGTAGACCAGCTTCAGCCACGGATTGCGAATGAGCATCCACGCCATGTAGTGAACGATCCAAGTCGTCTTGCCCTCCTGAGGCGGCGTGCTCACAGCCACACAGCCCAGCGAACTGTCGAGAAGATCAGGGCTGATGGCGTCACTCAGGACGTTGGTGAGGGCCGACTGGCGAATGCCTGACGCCTTGCAGAACACGTCGAACGAAGAGGATACTTCCTCGTAGTCGTAGGTCGGGTCAACCTGATAGTCGAAGTGCAGTTCCTCGTCGGGAGCCTCGAGTACGAGCGTCATCAGCTTGCCCTCTTCGTGACTTCCATGGCGATCTCATCCGAGGAAAGACCAGGGAACGCCTTGGCCAGCCGCGCAGCTTCACGAGCCGACTGAAGCCGGATGCGGCGCTCGTCACCAGGATCACTATCACCAGTGACTTCCTGAAGCAGCCGAAGAATGCTGAGCAGCTCCTGCTCGGACTTGTGGAGCTCCTGCACCCAGACGCTGACGCCTGCGCGCTTGCCGACTGTGCGCTGGGTGCCTTCCTTGGACTGCACCGTGCCAGTGATGTCGTACTCAACCTCCGTGATGGTCTCAGTGAGACGACCGATGTGGAGGGAGATGGGATCAGCACTGATCTTGATCCGCAGGGCATTCACGTCAGCGAGCTTGTTCCGGGCGAGCTTGGTGAGCTGCTCTTCCACGGAAATGCCGCCAGTGCCGGGGTCGATGCCCCACAGCGAATGGACCTGGTCTGCGGCCTTGGCCCTAGTCGACTTCCGTACACTGGCGGCTGTGCCCCCGCCGTGCGATGTGCAGACCTTCAGACCGGGAGCAGCGGATCGCCCGCAGCGCTCGCCGCCTGTAGTCATCGCAATGCAGCGTCGACGGCGTCCTGGGGAGGCGCTAGACGGCTGCTGAGAGGGCATACGACACAA